AGAGTATAACGCTCCATGTCAATAAAGAAAAAGTTATCGTTAACGTGTTCTGCTACTTGTTTCCATTTAGCTGAGCCAATATCAGATTTTCGTGGCATGTCTTGCCATACTTTACGCATTAGTTTATGCGCATGTAAATAGGTGGGTGCGTTTTCAGGTGAAGCAAATGCTGTTTTCCAGCCATAATTATTATTATAGCCTACAACCATTTGGTCAACAAAATCAGACTTACCGCTACTAGGTATACCAGTAACAGTAATAAACTGACCAGTGTAAGTACTGAATATCTCGTCGAAGTTTGATATGCCGATTTGATACCCTTTCCTAAAACCGTTTTGTACAAAGTCCGTAACTTCATGTTCTATATCTTTAAAAGTTGTTACATTTTCTAATGGTACAGGTCTACATTCAGCAATTGTTTTAGCTAAATCTTCTTTACCATATTTTAATAAATATTCATTAGCGTCTTTACAATCAATAAAGTTAATTAAAAAACAAACCTCTGCACCAAGTCTTCTAATTAACTCTGTTTGTAATGCAACACCAGCTTCATCAGCGTCTACCGCTAAAATTATTTTTTCTTTATCTTCAAAGTAATCAATGCAATTATCAAGATAATCTAAATTGTTATGGTTTAATGTAGCTCCGTTTGGTACAGATATTACATTAGGTATTCCCGCTTCGTGATAAGATAAAACATCCATTTCACCTTCGACTATAACACATGTGTCATAACCTACTATACTATTTAAATTATAAAAGACTTTCTCTGCACCTTTATATAATTTAAAGTGCTTACGTCCGTCTCTGTATTTTACATTAATAAGTTCATCACCTATTATATAGTTGAACTTTATTACGTTTTCAACCTTGCCTGTTTGAGGCATGAATTCTGGTCCTTCACTAATTTGTAAATCAATAAGAGTCTGTGTTGATATACCTCTTGTTTCAAACCATTTAGCAACTTTAGTGCGCGGAATATTAAACTCTTCTAGCGGTGCCGGAGTAGGTTTAACATATTCTTTATCGCCGCCCCCTTTACGTTGATAAGTATGTAATTGAAATGTTGAGTTACAATTGTGACAAGTACCAAGTCCACGCTCCCAATCATAACTAGCACATTTCTGTTTTTGATTTTTAGGTTTACGGTTATGCGAACACAGGGGACAAATCCCCTGCGTTGCACCAACCTTCAAATCATGCTGGTTAAACTGGTCGATTAAGAATCCATTAATCTCCGTGTTGTTTACTTGCATTTAATTTAATTTAAAATGGTAAATCATCTACCGGCTGTGATACTGGTGCTGCTGCTGCCGGTTGATCTGTTCGAGGCGCAGCTGGTACGTTCTGGTCATTTGTCCAAACAACTTGAACATTACCTAAATAAACTTTAGGTACTTTAGCATCACGCTCCTCTTTTGATTGAGCTATTACAACAGGACCTTGATTGCCGAACTGGTCGACTTCATCATTCAGTGTTATTGTAATAGGTAAGTACTTTCCTTTTTTACCATCGATAATTTTTGACTTATCAATATTGTTAAGGTTAATACTTGTTTTAATAATACTTGCCATTATGCGTATTGATTTATTTGGTTAAACATTCTTTGTAACTGTTCTTTATTAGCTCCAGTTACTCTTCTGAAATTATCTACAGCTTTCAAATGATTTTGATTTTTGTAAAAATTGTTTACAGAAGTTTCTAATCCTGTTACTGAGCAAACTTTTGTTTGCATTTTTCTAGTTCTTGCCATAATTTAATTTAATTATAATGTTAAGTTAATAAAATATTGAGATGGGTCAAATCCATCGGTCTTGTAGAATAAATCGTAAGCTTCTACTGCTCTCTTAACTTTGTCTTTACCTGACTCATAAAAATCAGGTGAACAATCTACTACTGCTATTTGATGAGTATTTTTATCTATAACAATAAATACAAATTCATAACCAAACAATGTACTATATATGTATGCTTGTGAATCGTAATTCCATCGGTATGCAGAGCGCCTGAAAGAATTTATATCTGAGGTAGTCTTCAAATCAATCACGAGTTTATCATCATGATTAACTATATCAGCCTTGCCTTTCCACATAATTCCTTCAAGCTCCGCAATACCTGGCTTCTCATACTCAACATCAATACCACGAATAAGTCCGCGACATATATCATTTTCTAATACTTTAGTGGTCATTAATTCTATTTTGTCAACTTCATGCTGTAATAAACACAGCTCTCCACCTGACATTTCTTTATAAGCCTTAGTGTTTCTAGTTGACGAAGGTATTACTCGGTATTTCTTCAACTTATCTGGTTCAAGTATAGCGGTGTGAAAATATCCGCCAACAAGAAACGCTGGGCTAGGCTTAGATTGTTCTCCAAGCGCTAAGGGGTTAGTTAATAAAGTCCTAATGTCACTATTACTTAAATATTGTTTACCAAATTCGCCGTAATAGTTTTCATCATTTCTTAATTTTTCAATAACCTCTTCTTTGTTCATTTATATTATCTATATTGATTCGTATTTAGCTTGCGGCCGTTGCTTTTGTTAATGTTGAAAGCTGACCAGGCGTTAAATCATATTTAGCTTTTATAGCATCTAATTTACCACCCGCTTTTAAATAATCAATTGCTTTGGTTACATTGTGAAGTGTTTGTTTTGTTTTTTGTTTACTTATAACTTTGCCGTGATTATTTGTAGCGTCGCTATCTTGCGTATCATCGATTAATAATAGGTTTCCTAACGCATATTTTTTAGCATAACTCGACGCCGAACCAAATTGTTGTGGTGTCTGCATACCTTTCTGGTTCAGATCCACACCAACTATCGCAACAGCAGTTAACTCCATACCCTTGTCATCAGTTAACTTTGCAGTTGACTGTATAATAGGCATAGGTTCAGTAGCAATTAATTCTTCATTAATTGTAACTGCAATTCCTAACTCGTCGTTAAACGGTTTAATAGCTTCGAGAATGTCTTCGGCAGAGCGAAAGTAATATTTGCCGAATGAATTAAATCTACTCTTCTTCGATTTAAATTTTGTTTGAATTTTTGCTAGTTTTTGGTATATGGTCATAATAATATAATTACATATTTTTAATTAAACTTAAACGGTAATTTTTACCGTAACTTAAAGGTAATCAAGCACTTGCGAGGAATCAACGTTATCAATTAAGCATTGTATAGCATCGCGTTTTATTTGAGAAATACGCACGTGAGCTGTATTTACATTAATGTTTAACTTAGTCGCAATTTCGTTTGCAGAGTGCTTATCACAGTCAAGACCGTAACTTAATCTAAGTACTTCTTGTTGCTTAAAATCTAAATGCTTTTTCATTAATTGTAATAGATAAGCATTGAGTAAATGTATGTTATATGGTTCTGATTTATCAATAACTTGATAGGCCATATTTTCATCATCATTTGGTTTATCATCAATACTTGAAAATACACTATTAAAAAACATTGCAACCATCTTTTCATCTTTTGGGTTGCGTCTTATTTCATTTAGTTTATGTTCAGGAATGCGTACGCCGCCCCTATTAATATCTACGGCTCTACGTACGGCTCCTTTAATTCTTTTTGATAGAAATGATTTAATTGTTTTTTCTTGGTCGTCAGACTTGATTAAAACCTCTCGGTCTAATTTGCTAACAGCAGCAGTAAGTCCCGCCGCACCTTCTTGCAATAAATCATTTATACTTAATACACCCGACGCTTGGTCTGATGTAGATTGTTTTCTCGCTAATGTTTCAACTAGCGGTAAAAAGTTAATTACTATTTCTTCATTTGTTAAATATGTATAATCACCGTCGATTGGTTTTCTTACACGTTTAATAGCTGCTTCAACTTCTGTTTTGTATCTAACATAATTAGCTATGTTATACTTTCTCATATTCCTTTATTTAGTATTTCTTTTTCTCGTTTTAATTGATTACCCATATTTCTATATATGGTTCGTGTAGTACACTCTAACAACTTAGCCAACTTGGCTATAGTTATTTTTTGTTTACTATCGTTTAAATCTATCATGCATTGGTATATATCTTCTTCACATATTCTTTTACTTCTACCAATCAATCTTCCAACTATACTTAGCTTTTCACTTAATGATAAACCAGTATAATCTTTAAATATTACTTTACGTATTCTATTTCGAGGAGGTGTATCACCAGCCCCAAATACTTCATTTATCATGCTATTAAGTATTTTTTGTTTTATAAAAAAAGTTACAAATCCATTTTCTTTATTTGCTATAAATTTAAATACTGTTCGCATATCATCTTCAAGTGATATTTCATCACCCTCAACACCTTCATAATTTAAATAATACAAAACTAAAAAATGCCACTTTAAACTTTTATACGTGGTTATCTTAGCTTTGCTTCTAAATAAACTATAGCATTGGTATGTACCTTCCGCGTAATAATCATATTGATCGGTACTTTCGGTAGGCTTATCTGTGATAGGGTCACGTCTATATATTATTCGCCTATCGTTTAGCCACTTCATATTTCTTTCATGTGACATTTGCTTCTTACTATTTATTTATTATTAGCTTTTGTCGCTCTGCGTTTCTTAAACGCTTTAATTTTATCTTGTATACCCTTATAATTAGTTGTTATTAAGTGGGTTGCTAGTTTTCTTCTACTCATTTTCTATCGTGTTTTACATTACCGAAAACAATCAATTGTATATCACTATCTTTATATACTGATTTATCAGGGTAATTTAGGTATCTATTTTTTATTTGTATATCTTTATCTAAAGGTAAATTATAATTTATATATATCGCTGTTACTAGCGCAGAATTGATTGCTATCAATAGTATTATAATAAGTTTCGACAACTTCTCTAGGAACTGTGTTGTAGGAATAAGGTGTTTCATTTTTGTTACAAATTTTTCGTTTATCAATAATGTAGTATCTCCAATAACCGTGTATAGCATTTGCCATTTTATACTCTTCTGGCATACACTGTGGTGGGTCTACCCATTCATCGCCTTGTATATTAGCAGGTGGTGTCGCAAGAAAATCTCTACATTTTATTATAGTAAGATGTTCTTTACCATATCGTTTAGTATATTCTTTACCTAATGCAATCATATGGTCATATAACCACATATAAGTTGTTCTTGACCTTCTTGCCCATACAGTTGATGGGTGATTAAGGTGAGCCTGTTTATAAGGTACGTGTAGCTTTTGTTCTGCACTACCATAACAATGATGAGCAGTGCAAAGCATTTGAGCAGACTCTAGTATCATTTTTACTTTATGCTTATCGTAAACATAAGATGCTGCTTTTGCAGGGTCGTGGTGTAAGAAAAATATATTCATTTTTCAGGTGGTATTAATGTGATTAATAATATAACTACTAATGCAAATATTCCTAACATTATTAGTGCTTCTGTTTGTACGCTCATAATTTTTTTTGTAAATAGTTAATTCGCTTATTAATTACTGCAGCTTTTTCATAATCTTCTGTAATTAAATATTCTTGTAATATTAATTTTAAATTTTTTATTTCTTGTTTAATATCATCTTCAGGTGTTTTAATACTATCCTGTATTTGTTCATTAAGAATATCTAAACCATAAGTTGCAGTATCTGGGTCTAAAAATTCTTCGTATAAATCTTTTTTTATACGATTATATAATGCTTGGTATTCTTCCTCGCTCATACTTATATTATCCATAGGTTTTCGTGTTTAGTTTGTAGTTAGTATATCAACTATTTTTTGTGCATTTGCTCTAACTTTATTATACTTAGCTATTTCGTCTTTGGTAATTGTATCAACTCCAACATCACCGAATCTAGTTTTACCATTTGCAAAATCAGTATATTCCATATCACCTTTATATGTTTCAATTATATGTTTAGGTGTTGCAACGAATACGCATTTTTCTGTATATCTATCGTGGCAAGCAACCATAGTTCTAGCTTTATCACCAGTCCATATTATATATGTATATTGGTGGTCTACATTCATTTCATCAGCATATAAGTAGCAACTGTCGTAATACATATCGTGTACTAGTTTTGCCGCTAAAGCTGAACCGTCTTGTCTGTTATTTACATTTAACCAATTAGCTATTTGTACTGCTTGCCATTCAGGATAACCGTCATGGTGATGATACATATTCACATAACTGTGTGCACTTACGTGTTCGGGGTGTAGAGCAAGGCCGTAAGAGCTACCTCTTGCATGCTTGCGGTCTACTACCATAATTAAATTTCTAGTTGCCATATTCTATATTTTTATTATTAGTTACCATCCATTCACAGTCATTTACTTTGTGACCAGCACCATATAAAAATGATTCACAAGATTCTGTGTCTGGGTTCCATTTGTTTTCTTCGTTACATAACACACTAATGTCATATCTATATACTTTACCATCTGTAAAATCTAATAAGAATATATATTTAGCTTGTTCTACTCTGTGATGAGCAGGTCTTATGTCAGTACCGTGTTCTAATTCGTATGCTTTACTACTATTCATCTTCTTCTAATTTATATTCACCGGAGTCTAATAATTCTTCTTTGTATTGGTCCCAATACTCTTCATATAATTCAGGCCACCAGTTTTCTAGTTCATAATTAAAATCATATTCCATATCATCCCACAAGTTTGGGTCTACCCATACATTAGTGCCGTGAGTTAGTTCTTCAACGGCTCTTACCGACCAGTCAGAATAATCTTCATAGTAGTAACCGTCTTGTGATACATAAGGCCTATTTTCAAAAGTACAAAAGTATATATCATAGCTATCATAAGTTGATTCGCTATATATTTTTAAAGTCCATTTGTCATCTACAAAATCGCTTGTGTTATCTAGTTTACCACCGTATTCTGTTTCAATATATTCTAGTAGCCAACGAGCATCAGGCTCTTCCATAAAGCCATCCATTTCTAGTTTTTCTTTGATGATTTCATCTGTTAAAATTTCCATAATTAATTGATTTTCAGTTAGTTGCGGGAGTAGGATTCGAACCTACGGCCTTCGGGTTATGAGCCCGACGAGCTGACCAAACTGCTCCATCCCGCTATAATATTTTAGGGTGGTATCGTGCACAATACCCACGCTTTCTGGGGTTAAGTAAACCAAGTCATTGACACTACATAGTGTCCTGTATTCTCGGCTTCATAACCGTCCTTCGTGTTTTAACCCCAAGGCATTGCCCACGACTCGGTTGGATTCAGTGTAGCTGCCTCGCGGTCTTATGTCATACACTTACTGTTACCATGTCTCGGTCCAGCCTTAGTCTCGGGTCGCTCATATTATTTTACTGATGTAGTCGTATACAACTACCAATTTCAAATAATAGCGGTGCGCCTCTGACATTAATATTTTTAGACTCTGCGGAATTTTACCGCGACGCTGCTAGTGGAGGATTACCCTCTATCTTGTACTTGCAGTGCTAAACTTACTAGCCTTAAAACGAGCCATTCACTTACGTATAGAAATACATCAAATAACTAATAAATGCAATACACTTCCGTACGTCCCTCGGCAATTACCCCGTAGACATCACATGCATTTTTAGTTAGCTTCAAATCTACCTAATTAAGCTACTCGTCTCTATTTTCTTCGCCAAGCTTTGTGCACCGAAGCCGAAACTTCTGGTGACACAACTTGGATTGTATTACCCGTCTTACCGTTGATTATGGGAATGTAACTATATTGTTGTATAGCACTGCAGGAAACACAAGTACTATAACCTAAGGCAATACGGCCAGCGGGTATTATATTTGAACATTTACATTTTTTCATACACATATATTATCAGATATATTTCGTGTTTAGTTTGTATTATTTTACAACATCAAAATCTATTTCTGTACTTGGATTAGCTTCTAACCAGTTCAGCATATACTCAATTGTTCTTCTCATTATTGCTGTTTTTACTTGTTGATAATCGTCACCTTCTAAATCTTCTATTTCAGGTATACCATCAACAGCCCAGTCAATTGAGTCGTCTAATTGTTCTAAACATACTTCGTGTAAGTATTCTGCTACTCTATCTATTTCTTTCATTTTACTCATCGTAATCTTTTTTAATTGTTAAACCTAATTCTCTTGCAACGTAGTTAATATGTTTCTGTGTTGTTACACTCCACCATCCGTGTTGTATAAGTTTTCCCGGATATTCGATCGTTGCGACGTGAGTTGAGTAAGACCATATGTTATTACCTACTCGTCTTAAATTTTCTTTATATCTATTAAATTTTCTCATATAATTCTTTATTTGCGTTAGCGAGAGCTTGTCTCCACTCCCATTCTTTTTTTCTATAATCGTAGCTAGCACACCATTTGCGCCATGCTTTTGTCATGTCATTAGAGCCATACTTTGCTTCAAACTCTTCGACTTGCTTTAACTTCGCAGCAATTTTTGCTGGGTCAAAATCTTTAAATTCTGTCATTGTCAATTTTTCCATCTGTAAATAGTTTATCACCATATTTAAAATCAATTCTATCCCACTTAAATTCATTTATATCACCCCATATTAATAGGTCTTTAATAGTTCGCATAGTTAAATCATTGTAGCAAGTAAACCTGTGTAGTTCAGCAATTACTTCACGTGGACCATGCTCGTACTTTTGTGAGTTTTCTTTTAGCTTTGCCTTGATTTCTGGCTTTAGTCTTTGGTATAATGTTTTCATATCTTTTCTTTATTATATTATCCGTTTGTATTCGTATTTAGTCTGTAATGGTCATTCCACCTTCTATTGTAAGAATATTGTTTACCTTTACCATAACTCTTCTTACCTTCTACTCTGTATCTTCTTCCACCCATACCTTTACATTCACCGTATACTTTTAGTATTTCAGTATGATTATGTTTTCTTTGTTTTCTTTTCATTTTAGTGTAAGCAATTAATTCCTTCATTGACTTACACACATAGTATGTTTCACCTTTCATAGTATAGTTGTATTATTATATTCGTGTATTTCGTTTATTGCCTGTACAAATTCATCTTTGTCAATTGTACCGTCTTCAAGTTTACTTATTTGAAAACCTATTTCAGTCATTAGTTCTATAAATTCTCTACTCATAGTTTATTTAGTTAATTCAGTTAATATATCTTCCAACATTTCTATACTTGTTGATTTTAATCTTTCGTCAAACCACTCTTGATTCACTATGCCATTATGAAATACATAGTTAATAATTTTAGTTTCATTGTTTACGTCTTCTTCGCTTCCCCAATAGTGAGAAGATTCCTTGTGTTTTACTATTTCGTTTTTAGTAAATTCTATAATTTCTTTCTTATTCATTTTATTATTTATTAGTTACATACATATTATCCATTTACTTTCGTGTTTAGCTTGTTAAAGTATATTGTTTGTTTAATAGTAAAAAAAGTATTGTAGGTATTGTACTAAGTCTCTTGTTGTACAAAGTAAAAATAGTGACGTTAGCTAGTAAATATAGTAATAATAGTAAGCTTTTGTCACACTATTTACCGAAGCGACACAATGTCATGTTAGCAACTTTATATGACAATACGACATACGGTGAATTTCCGGCACAGTTTTTGCTATACGCAATGCTATACATTGCTATACACCGAGGGCCGGTGCCGAGTGATGCTTTCCGCATATCTTGCCGCGCCCTGTTTGGTGCTGAGGAGTTTACTTTAATTCAACTCTCTCTATTACAATGTCTCTCACATTTGTTGGCATGTCAGTAGACTGTGACCAGTAGCCTCGCTTTAGCCAGCATGGCATTATACTTAGCTTTGGTAACATTACTTTAAGAACTTCGTCGTGGTTGTAAGTAATCTTTACATTCTTATTGTTAGTGAATGTTATGATTTGGTTTCTACCGTACCATGACTTTCTTACTACAAAGTTCTTTCTTGTTATTGGTGGAAAGATTTCTTTTAATTCTTTCTTACTTAGTTTACTGATTGCTTTATTTAATTTAGTATTCATAATATTTAAGTTTTAATAGTTACATTTATATTATCTAAAAAACCCCGTATTTAGTTTGCAAAAAGTTAAAGCGATAGCTGAGGTCGACCGGCACAACCGCGGAAACCTTGGAAACCTCGAACCGAAAACGGAAAAGCAAGGGGGACTGGGTTTATATATTTAGCTTTTGTAAAAGCGGTGCAGGCAAAATACGATGACGTAACCCATTTCTTCTCTATATCTTATAATATACGTACCTTATAATAAATAATGTTATTATTTATTTATATATGACATAAGATATAATTATATAATAGTAAGGGGCAAGCGTCACATTATTAAAATTTGTAATTTTTGAGTAATAATATAGATATGGCACAGAAATTATCAGCTACGGCACGCCGAAATAAGGCAGCAAGAGACAAAAGGTACGCTATGAGTGAGTGGGGTAAGTATAAAAAACGTACTGCACAACAAAAAGCATGTCCAAAAGGCTATGATTATGACCATAGGCTCAAAAAATGCGTAAAATCCTCTAAAAATAGAGCCGGAGGCAAAGGCGGTACTAAAAATGAACGCACAAGAGCGCGTTATGGGTACTAAAAACCAGTAATTTTACGTAATTATACTAATATAAAACCAAAACCAATGACATTTTATTACAAAACCTACTCTTGGTCGCAAGGCGATGCAGGAGTACCCGAAGAAACCAGGAAGCTTTGGGAGCATATCGCAGAAAAGAAGAACTGGCGAATTGTTCAACTACCAAATGGGTTCTATCAGGCTGAATATATTGACTTAGACGAATGTTGGGTCGATGTTACAAGGCGAGAAACGATAGAATCAGCTGAAAATGCTATTGATGGAAGCATCGATCATTATAAAAAGAAGCTTGATTTCTTAAAAGGACCAAAGATAGTTAAAACTTTCGAATAATAACCACTTTTAAAAAAATTTAATTAAATGGAATACAATAATCCAAGTGAGATAGTAAAAAATCTGTCTTTTGGGGCAGATGCAAAAAATAAAATAATGCACGGGGTTGATCAGCTAGCTAACGCGGTGAAGTCAACCTTAGGTGCTTCCGGAAAATGTGTTATATACGAAGACGCATTAGGCCGGCCGGTAATTACAAAAGACGGTGTAACCGTTGCGGAAAGCGTAGTCTTATATGACCCGGTCGAAAATATAGGGGCAACCCTTATAAAGGAAGCAGCTAGAAATACAGTTAAAGAAGCTGGAGACGGCACAACAACAGCGACAGTGCTTGCGCAGGCATTGTTGCATTTAGCATATGCGAAAATTGATAGCGAAGGTATACGTGATATTAAATCAGGCATATCCTCTGCTCTCGATAAAGTAACTAGGCACTTGCAGGAGGACGCAATCCCTGTTAAAGGGGACATGTTAAGATCCGTAAGTGCTATTAGTTGCAATAATGATGAAGCTCTAGGAAATATCATATCGCAAGCCTATTCGAAAGTAGGTAAGGATGGTGTCGTCCTAATGGAAGAGTCTGAGACCCATGACACATACGTTAAATTCGTAGAGGGCACCAGAATAGAAGGCGGACTCAAATCGCCACATTTTATGACAGATAAGGATAAAGGTAGGGCGGTACTAAACAACCCGTACGTACTGATAGTTACTTCGCCAATACCTAATATTCGTAAAATACAAAACGTATTGGAGTTTGTTATTAAAAAGAAAAGGAGCTTATTAATCGTTGCAGGCGTAGAACAACAACCTATGGCGGCTTTATTAGCTAACAAGGTAAAAGGCAATATAAAAGTTAATGTTGTAGATCTGCCTGGATTCGGACCAACTAAGCAAGATACAGTAGAAGATCTTGCGATATTGACTGGGGCGAAAATAATAGATGAAGAACTAGGTGATGATTTAGATCTAATAAATCCAGATGTTCTTGGCGAAGCTAAACAGGCTATAACCGACAACAGCCACACTGTTCTACAAACTATAAATCAAGGTGAAGTTTCTAAAGAACGTATTAAAAGCGTTGAAAAGAAAATAAAAAAAGAAAAAGACCCGTACTTTAAGAAGAAGCAACAAGAACGTTTAGCTATGCTAAATGGGCGAGTTGCAATGATAAAAGTCGGTGCAGATTCTAAAATTGAGTTAAAAGAGAAGAAAGATAGGGTTGAAGACGCTATATATGCAACTAAAGCGGCTTTACAAGAAGGAATAGTATCTGGAGGCGGTGTTGCATTATTAGATGCTCATTATAGTATACAACCAGAAAATGAAGGCGAGCGTATTTTATTGGAGGCTATAAAAGCTCCTTATAAAACTATTTTAGAAAATGCTAACCTAGAATATAAAGAAACAGGTAAAAAAGGAACTGGCGTTAATGTTATATGCAATAAGTCAGTTAATATGGTTAAAGCAGGTATTATTGATCCCGTGCTTGTAACCAAAGCGGCTCTTAAAAATGCAGTAAGTGTTGTTAACACTATATTCTCTGCTGATTGTGTAATTAGTAATATTAGAATAGATGCAAGCAATTAATTATTATGTAGTCGTTGAAAAAATAAAAGAAGCACCAAAAAAAGTGGGCGGCTTAGAACTTACGGAAGATCAGAATAAAGACGTAAGATATTTAAAAGGAAAAGTAATATCAGCAGGGCCAATGGCTGATGTGCTAAAACAAGGAGATATAGTTAGATATGATAAACAAGCCGGTCACGGTATAGAATGGAAAGATCAACTATATTATGTATTGAAACTTGGTGATATAGTTTTAGTTGAATGAAACTAAGTGCAAGTGACATAAGAGAATTAAATTTATTAAAGTATTATAGGCTCATTCGCAAATGGGCCTGTAAAACTTATGGACTAAAAGATGCTGATTTAGAACTTTTAGTCTATTTAGATTGCAAATCGCGATTTACACGTAATGAATTTATAGAAGGCGCATATACATACTCATGGGATAAAAACAGATGGGAACGGCTAAGAAGAGACGGCTGGATAGATATATGGCGTCAAAGAAATAGAACAACGATAAAATACAGTATATATAAAACCTCATTTAAATGTAGTCAACTTATATCTCGTATATACAGAATAATGCTCGCAGAAGAAGACTTACCTACAAGCGAGAGAAGTGTATTTTATAATAATAAATCATATACCGATAAAGTTTATAATAAAGCTATAGACGATATGATAAAAGACAAAGACAGATAATGGGCTACAAAATGCGAAGCAGTATTCCGGAAATATTAGGTATTAACGAAGAATTATCAACGCCTGATGTGCCAGTATTTGAAAAAAACTTAGGTAAAGCTTGGGGCTATGCTAAGATGGATAGAACTATTGAAATAAATAGTAAGCTAGATGATAATAAAAAGAAGCATGTACATGAGCATGAAATGGAACATGTAATGCAAATGAGAAGAGGTGAAGCGTGGTATGATAATAATAATGTTTATCATAAACCAAATCTTAGCGAACCAATACAAGTTTATAAAAGAGTAGGGGGAGGATTTTTAGTTAACGGGAAAAAAATGAAAACAGGTGACCCAGAAAATCCTATTGAAAAACCAGTATATAATAAAACAGGATATTATGCCAAGTAAAAATGCACCATCAAAGAAAAAATCTCTAGGTTATTACAATCCGGTAAAAAACAAGAAGAAAGAAGGAGCAGCTGCCGGAGGCGGTATGACTAAGAAAGGCGTAGCTAAATATAGAAGAGATAATCCTGGTAGTAAATTAAAAACAGCTGTTACTAAGTGTGACGTTAAGGTTGGCACTAAAGCATATAAAAGACAAAAAGCATTTTGCAGTAGATCAAGAAGCTGGAAAGGCGAAAGAGGAAAAGCCGCTAGAAGAAGATGGTGCTGCAGTAGACACAGATAATTATGTATAGAAATAATCCAAAGGGTCTAGGAGACTCAATAGAAAATTTTACAACAAAAACAGGTATAAAGAGCTTTGTGGAAAAAGTATCAAATGGCCTAAGTATTCCTTGCGGATGTGAAGGAAGAAGAAAAGCTATGAACACACTATTTCCATATAGAAAAAACAATTAATCGATTAAATAAACAAAAACAATTAAAATGGCAAAACACAACAAAAAAGCGAAAGCTAAGGCAAAAGCTATTAAAGGCGGAATGCCTCAGGATGTAGCTGACCGTGTATTTAAAATGCAACCGGGCAAACCTGGTAGACGAATGAGCAATAGTACATTTTCTTACAATGCAGAAAAAGTAATGGCACAAATGCCTACTTTTAATGTAACAGAAAAAGATTTGAATCCAGTTGAAAAACTGTTAAATAAAGCAAATATAGATTTTGGTGATGGAGCATCAACAAGACCTGGAGATTATCTTAGACATAAGAAAAGATTTGGCGGACCAAAAGGCTCTGTTAATTATAGAGGAGAAACTAATATTGGTTTTAACCTTTTTGCTCCTAAAAATAAAGTAAGTGGGCCTACAGTCCCTTCTACAATTAAAGTTAACAATAGATCTATTGGTGATTCAATGTTTCAAGATGCAAACCAAGATGGTACTATGTTAGGTAGAGGTCTTACAAGAATTAAGAACTTCTTTACTAGATAAGAATATAAATAAATTAATCAAATTAAATTAAATAAAATGAAATATATATATAAGGTAATATTATACCTACTGTTGCCATTGGCATATAATTTTTTAGCATATACATTAATACAATATGAATTTACAAATTCTTGGGGTTCTATACTGTTATATGTTCAAATGTTATTTATGTTTTTATGGGCTATGGTAGGATTAGTACTTATGGCAAAAAAATACATTTATGTCAAAAATACTATCTAAATTATTTGGTAACGCCGGCGGCGCAGTTGTAGACAAGCTTGCCGGTGTTGCTGATAAGTTTATTCGAACTAAAGATGAAAAAGCTGAGTTCGAAAAAGAAATGACGCAAATATTTATAGAAGCAGAAAAAGAAATGCAAAAGAATGTTACTGAAAGATGGAAAGCAGATCTTGAGCATGGTAACTGGCTTACTCGTTCAGTTAGACCGTTAGTATTAGTATTTTTAATTATAAGTACTGTATTAATGGTTTTTATTGATTCTGGTTCTATTGCTTTTGAAGTAGAGGATAAATGGACAGACCTATTACAAATTGTCCTTATAACAGTAATCGGCGCATACTTTGGTGGACGCTCGGTTGAAAAAATACGAAAAAAATAAATGCCTAGAATTAAAAATATAGCTTTAGATTCTGTTATTCATGAGAATGACAAGCTGCTAGGTACTGATTCGCAAACTGGAAATACTAAAAATTTTAAGGTTGCGGATTTAAAAACTTTTATTAAAAAAGAAAGACTTTTTATACATCATCAAAATTCAGCTTCAAATACTTGGACAATAAATCACAACTTAGACACATTTCCTGATGTTTGTATTAAATTTTCAAGTAGTGACGAAGTTTACGAAAATGTAGGCGCATTTGCTGGTGTAAAATACAATGACAACAATACTATAACAATAACTTTAGCGGCTGCTGAAAGCGGCTACGCATACTTAAACTAAAACAATTATGGCAATACCATTTTTAAATCACTTAGACTTACGAAATGTATCAGAGCTGCAAAACGCAATCTTACATAAAACAACCCAGGCCTCTGCATCAAACGTAGAAGGTAAAATAATATATGACACTGGGACGAACACTATAAAATATAACACTGACGGTACTAATAGCGGTTGGATTTCTCTTACAGGAGATACAAACACATTTAGAACTGTTCAAGCAGATGGTTCTGCAATTGGCTCTACTGAAACATTAAATTTAATTGGTGGTGATAATATAACATTATCTGAATCAGGTGGTGCTATTACAATTACAGGTGCTGCTGCAATGGCGTTCCAATTAGAAGATGGAGACGGCACTGAAGTTACAATAAACAATGGCAAAGAAGTTAAGTTTGTTGAGGGCGGCGGTATTGATATTGATTGGACAGATATTACTACTGGTTCTGATAGTGACCCTTATGATTTAACATTTACAAATACAGACAAAGGTTCTTCTCAGAATATATTTAAAACAGTTGCTACAAACCCAGCACACAGTGGCTCACTTACTTTTGCGTCAACTCAAAATTTAGTAGCGGACAGTAATAATGATACTTTAAAATTATTTGACGGTACTGGTATTAAAATTGAAGGTGCTACTACCGATGATATAGTTAGAATAAGAATTGCAACTGGCGGTGTTGATACAGCACAATTAGCTGATGACGCTGTTGATGGCGATAAGATTGCTGATAACGCTTTAAACTCAGAACATTATACTGATGGTTCTGTTGATAACGTACATTTAGCAAATTCTAGTATTACTATTAACGGTTCAGATATATCATTAGGCGGTTCTGTATCTACGCCAAATACTGATACAAAACAAACAATAAGCAACGATACTACAAATGCTGATAGATTTGTTACATTTGTTACAAATGCTACAGGTGCTCAAACAGGTAAATCACAAGCTGATTTTAAATATAATCCTAGTACAGGTACATTAAAAGTAACAAACTTAGAAGTTTCTGGAACACAAACAATACAAAATGAAACTGTACAAGTTGTAGAAAATAACACAATATTATTTGAAGGTGCTACTGCTGATGATTTTGAAACTAAACTTACAATTGAAGATCCTACAGCAGATAGAACAGCAACTATTCCAAATGCTTCTGGTACTGTTAACTTAGGTTTTTCAACAACTGTAGGCGGTGCAACAACTGCTGAAGTAACACATAACTTAAACTCAAGAAATGTTATTGTTCAACTATTTGATAGTAGTAGCTATGAAACTGTTAATGCTGATGTAGTTAGAACAACAGTAAATACAGTAGACTTAACATTCGCGGCGGCTCCAGCAAGTGGAGACATTACAGTATTAGTTACAAGAGTAGCTTAAAAAATAAAATAAAATAACCGTATGGCGAGAAAGTTTTTGAATGGAGTACAGTCGTACTTTAATAATTCCAACTATTCTTTACTCGGCCATGACTCATTAGATGTCGTGGGCGGAGACCTAAAATTAAAAAGAGCAGGTTCTACAAAGCTTACATTAGGGACCAGTACGTCAACTTTTGCAGGTAATATTGCAGTAGGTGGTGATTTGATGCCAAGTACAGATGGTGGTGGATCTTTAGGTAAAGGTAGTGGTACCAATTTAAGATGGAATGGTATAGAATTACAAAGCGGAGCGGGTATACAATGGCAAAATGGTGATGCTAGAATTATAGAAGGTTTAGTTAATAATTATAGTTTATCCTTCCAAACATATGATGGCTCTTCAATGTCTACAGCATTAAGACTAGAGGGTAATAACAATGCAATTTTTTTAGGTAATGTAGGAATTGGAAATAATACTCCAGCTAAGACATTAACAGTTGATCTTAATAATACAAATACAACTGTACTGACAGGTAGCGGCTTATCAGGCGGCACTGCCGGTTCTGGGTTATTAATACTAAATGCAGCAGCAGATTCAGCTGGGTTATATGCTAACTTAGATTTTAGAGCATTTAATGCTGATGGTAGGATTGCTTATGTGTATAACGGAACTAATGATGGAGATTTTCATTTTATAACTGACAACGGAGCTAATCCTCAAACAAGACTTTTTATTAAAAATGATGGTAAGATAGGTATTGGAACTAGTAGTCCTCAAGAAAAACTAGACATTTCAGCAGGTAGTATTAGATTAGATAATAATCAAAGAATAACTTGGGCAGATGCAGATGCAAACGTAGGGCGTGTCAGAATAACTGGAAACGAATCTAGTGATTTTATAACATTTGTTACAGACAACGCTGAAAAGATGCGTTTGACGAATACTGGATTAGGTATTGGAACAACAAGTCCATCTTCCCCATTACATGTTTATGATACATCCAGTGATAGAATTGCAGTATTTGAATCAAATGATAATAAAGCATTTATACAAATATCAGATAATGACACAACAGGTTATGTTAGTTCAGAAAATGGATTATTCAGTTTAGGTAGAAATGAAGGTGTTAATGCTAATAATATTAATATAAATGCGTCTAATAACGTAGGTATTGGAACTACTTCGCCTAGTGAAAAATTACACATATTGGGTAGTACTAATACAAGCGTAAAAGCATTAATTCAAAATAATAGTACAGGAACTAATGCTTATGCTACTTTAGGATTTCAAAGTAATCAAAATCATTCAGTTCACCCTGGGTTATTTTTAACCGGTTCTAATAATACTAATTATGCTGGCACAAATTCATTAAATATGTATCAGCATGGTAATTTTCCTTTAGGATTTGTTACTAGTAATCAAATAAGAATGACAGTTACCGGCGCTGGTGATGTTGGTATAGGAACTACTTCACCTTCTACACAATTACATTTAGCCAGCGCTACTGGCCCAAGAATAACATTAGAAGATACAGATACTAGTGTAGGAATTAATTCTATAATTGCAGATATATCATTTGTAGGCGGCGAAATAGGAGGCGAAACTGCAAGGATTGGCGCTGTATCGGAAACAAATGACGGCGAGGCTGGGTTAAGATTTTATACTGGATCTTCTGTTTCAGAAAGACTTCGAATAGATAGAGTTGGTAGGGTAGGTATTGGTGTAACTCCTTCATATGATTTTCATCTTCAATCAAGCGGTGCACCAACTAAAGTATTTATTGAAAATGACGGCTCTAACCAAGCTAGTGTAGATTTAAAAAATGACGATAGACACGTTAGACTTATAACTGATTCAAACCATGCTTTTAGAATTTTTGATCAAACTGCAACTGTTGATAGATTTAAATTAGATAATAGCGGATTTATAAATATTCCTAATGCCTATATCACATTAAAAAATATAAATAATCATGCCCAACTACTAGCATCTAGTAGTAGCTTAATGATAGCAGCTACCAACATACAGGCTCAAGGTAATTTAATACCTGATGGCACTGGTAACCGTAACTTAGGTGCGTCTAATAGATATTGGGCAGAAACATTCACAAATGGCGTTACAAGCGGTGGCAATATTGTTATTAATTCAAATACACCTGTTCTTACATTAGGTGTTATTAATAGTTCAACTGGTAATGCTAAAATTCAGCTTTATAGTAAAAATAGTGGGGCATCAAATGGTTACGCTTTACAATATAATAAAGATACTGGTATTGATAGACTAGAATTTATTGACGGCAGCGGTAATGCTAATATTAAATTTAATAATGGCGGTGCTGCAGAATTTGCGGGTAGCGTAACAGCAACACAAATCAATACAGGACAAGGTGCTACAGAGGTTCATTTAATGAATCAAAATCTTAGAACAACTGATGATGTAACATTTGATGATTTAACAGTTACAGGTAACTTTACTGTTACAGGTACTGTAAACACTGTTAGCTCTACAAATTTAGTTGTGCAAGATAAAACAATAACAGTTGGTAAAAATCAAACTGAGTCTGCATCTGGAGGCTCGGGATTAATTGTAGACGGATCTGGTGCAAGTATACTCTGGGATGAAACTAATGATTCATGGGATTTTAATAAAAAAATAGATGTTGCAGACCATATTAATTTAACGGACGGCAAACATTTATTATGGGGAGGTAATGCCATAGTAACACATACAGGTAGCGCAACACAAATTGGAGATAATAGTTCAGGTAGTGTGTTAACTATTGCAAGCGGTAATTCAAGCTTTACAGGCCATGTGAATGCTGCAAATGGATTTAGAATGGATTCAGGCCAAGCAATAGATTTTATAGATACTAATATTGGTTTTAATTCTATAGAAAGAAATACGACAGTAGGTGGTTTACAAATAAACACTGGTGATTCTGCGTCAATGAATATATTAGATAATGGTAGAGTTGGTATTGGCACCAATGGCCCAGAATCTAAATTACATATAATAGACGGTGATTCGTCAGTACAATTACGATTAAATCAAACTGGTGATAATGATGCTGTTCTTGGTTCAGGTACTAACTTTTTCCAAATAAAAACAGGTAATGGGGGTAATTCTGCTGCATTAGCAATCATGCATAGTAATCAAAATGTTGGGATAGGTACTACATCACCCGCTGTAAAATTGCATGTTGATGGTTTTGCAAGATTAAACGGAGGTTTACAATTAAACCAAAATGGTGCTGTTCAAATATATCAAATACAGAATAATGATTTAAGATTCGGTACAAATAATACCGAAAGAATGCGTATACTTTCTGACGGTAAAGTTGGTATAGGAACTACTACCCCTCAAAGAGAGCTGGAGGTTAGAAATTCAAGCGGAACAGGTTTTGGATTAATTTCTGGAACAACTGGAGCAGAACTAAGATTTAGACCTACTAACTCTTATTCAGCAAATGGAAATTTTGGTATAGAAGTTACCGGAACAACAAGTTCACCATTTACTACTACAATGAATTTTACAGGTTTTCATAGTAATGAAACTACTGTAATGACATTAAAAGGTGATCAAAAAGTTGGTATTGCTACAGCTTCCCCTACAGCTCCTTTAACCTTTGGTAAATCTGTTTATGGTGCATTTGATTCTGAAGATTTTTATAGAATAAAATTTCAAGACCAAGGCGGTATTCATAACGACGTTGGTATTGGCCAAACTGCTTCTGGGAGTATGGGCTTTAATATTACGGCTGGTAATTCTTTTATTTTTAATAATGGAACTTCAGGTGAAATAGCAAGATTTAATGGCACAGGTTTGGGTATTGGAACTAATAATCCTGGTGCAAAATTACAGGTTAATGGCTCAACAAGCAATACATCCGCAAATGCGTTTATCGCGCGTAATAGTTTAGGAACAAGTTTATTTAGTATTAGAAATGATGGTAGAGTTGACGTGCCAAATGGTGCAATTGTTCATGCTGGCGGTGGTTATGCAAATACATCAACAAATGATTCTTATTTTACTGGTAAGTTAGGTATTGGAACTACTTCGCCCCAAACAAATACAAAACTAGATGTTAACGGAGCAATAAGAGCTGGTGGAAAAACATCATGGAGCAATAGAAGTGGATTGCCATTAACAACAACAGGTAGAGTTGTTGCGGGAATAACCGGCAACGCAAGTGGTAATGGTGCATCTGCATTATATATATTTACTTGTTATGGCGGTAGCGGTTATCAAAGAATAGTTTATTCAATTATAAATGTTGGAGGAACTTGGCAGTGCCACAAAGATATTGATGAAGGTCAAAATGTTTTTGATGTTGTTGCTTCAACTCCATCATCTGGGTCTGCAGTAACATTTACATTTAAAGCTAGATCATCAAATCAATCTTTTACGGCAAGCGTATTTATAGAACATTTAGGACATAATTTAGACACTCAATACGTATCATAATATGGCAGAAATTAAAAAAATAGCAACACAATTACAACCACTAGATAAATTATTAGATTCAAGTGGAGACTCAGGTTCATCTGGCCAAATATTAAGCTCTACAGGTACTGGTACTAATTGGATTACACTTACTGGTGTTCAAACAACTGGGGCTACATTTAGTGGTAATATAGTTTTAGATGACAATTCAGGAGCTTCACCTAATATACAGTTTGTAAATGGAGCTAATGCGTCTTGGTTTATTTATAACGATAGTAATGGTAAGCTTCAAGTACAACAATCTTCAGATATTAGAGCTACTTTTAGTAGTGGTGATTTAGAAGTAAGAACACCATTAAAGGTTTCTGCTGGGGCTGTGTCAATATCAAGCGATGGAGCAAACTATGTAACATTAACAGAAAGTGGTTCTGGTGATTTTACAATAGATGCAGCAGATGATATTAGATTAGACGCAGGTGGTGGTGATCTAGTTTTAAGAACTTCAGGAACTGAATATGGTAGAATTAGTTCTTTTTCAAATAATTTAAGATTAACTTCTTCTGCTGCAAATGCAGATATTCTATTAAATCCTAATGGTGATGGTGATGTAACAATATCAAGTCATGTTGCTATAACAGGTGCTGCACTACACACATATCATCAATTCCAATCAGACCCTGTATCATCATCAGATGGTAATAATTTATTTAGTATTGGTGGTCATGGTATGGCAGCTGGGTACTCTAGAAATATATCTATATTTTCTACAACACAAGGAGTATGGAGATCATGGGTTGGTACTAACTTAAGGTTTGATGGTACTAATTATAAAAGAGCAAGTAATGCATTAAACAATAACTGGGGTAACGTAGCAGGTATAGAGTTTAAGGGTGGAAGTAATAGTACTGATAAAACAATTACTTTTTACGTAGATGAACCAGAAAATGCATCAGGAGGTGGTACAGACAGTACAGTAGGTACATCTATACCTTCAGCCTGGAGAGCATTACAGATAGACAATAATAGAAGGTTATATGGATATGGTAATATGTACTTGGGTGGTTTTAGTTACTTTGGTTCAGCATTTTATTCTCAATCTAATACAGCATTTTATTTAGATCCTGATGGCACCAGTCTTCTAAATGCTGCAACTTTTTCAGGTGATATATTAGTAAATACTGCAACATCAGGTAGATATATTCAAATTGATCATAGTGATGATAGTTTAAAATTAGCTGATGGTAATAGAATAAAAATAGGTACTGGCAATGATCTTCAGTTAGTACACGATGGAAGCAATTCATTTATTCAAGATGTAGGTACAGGTAATTTATTTATAGAAGCCGTATCATCTATACAATTTAGAAAATATAATACTGCTGAATTTATGGCTAAGTTCATAAATGATGGCGCAGTATTACTTTATCATGACAACTCAAAAAAGTTTGAAACTACAAGTGGCGGAGTACAAGTTACAGGAAGCACAACAATAATAGGAACTAATACATTTTTAATAGAATCAAATAATACAGCAGCTACATTTAATTTAAATAGTAGCACAAGGGGCTTTAATTTTATAAATAATAATGCAACGCTGCTAAGCCTTGCTAGTGATGGTGATGCAACTTTTGAAGGCAATGTTTTAGCTAAAGATAGATTAACAGTAGGTCAAAACACAGTTAATGGTAGTTTTGGTTTATACTCTGCTGGTTCTTTTGGAGTAGGAGGCAACGCAACTTTTACAGGTGATGTAAGCATAGCAGGTGATTTAACAGTTAATGGCACAACTACAACTGTTAATCAAACTAATTTAGATGTATCAGATAATATTATAGGTTTAAATAGAGGCGCTTCATCTAACGCAAATGATTCAGGCATTATAATAGAAAGAGGTTCAACCGGTGATAATGCGGCATTTTTATGGGATGAAAGTGAAGATAAATTTGTTTTTGGATTAACAACAGCAACTCCTTCTGCTACTGGTAATGTTGCTTTATCTGATTTTAGAGGAATAAAAACAGGACCTATAACTGTTTCAGGTTCCATAACTGCTTCAGGTAATGTAACAGCTAATGGTACTACTTTAACTGGTGATCAAGATATTTCTGGAATAGCAACAAACGCTACAGCTATTTCAGGCAAGTTATCTAAGTCAGGTGATACTATGACAGGTGACTTAACTATTGATAGAAGCGGAGATAATATTAGCAATATTCATCTTAGAAGAGACACAAATAGTGATTCAACTATAATTGCAGATGTTAATTGGCTTAGCACAACAGCGCAAGGCACAGATGATAGACTTGCTATAATTAGAACAAGTACACAAGGAGGCACTTCAGGCAGTAGGGGTGGTTTAATGTCACTATTTACTAGGTCAGCAAATTCTTCAGGTTTCAATCAAACTACATTTAATCACGCTGGTAATTGGTCATTTCCAGGTGATATATCTGTTGTTGGTACAGTTGATGGTGTAGATATATCAGGTTTACCCACATTTACAACAGTTGGTACTAATTTTGCACAACTAGGCAATGTAAGCGTTGCCTCTTACATAAGAATAAACGCGGATGAAACTTTATCATATTTAAATGCCGCACAATTTTTAAGTGCTATTGGTGGCTTACCAAAAGCCGGTGGTACTATGACTGGTGATATTATACTAAATGATAATATAAAAGCTAAGTTTGGAACTAGTGGTGATTTTACAATACATCATAACGGAACTGTATCAGCAATAAATAACGCAGTTGGTCATATACAAATATATCAAAACGCAGATGATAAAAATATTGAGTTTTATTCTGATGACGCTAGCGGTGGCGTTACAAGATATTTTTTCATAGATGGGCAAAATAAAAGAGTAAAAGCTCAAGAAGTATTTACTCTTACAGACACTAGTTCTTTAAGAGTTGGTAGCAATGAGCATGGGCAATTATTTACAAGCGGTAATAATACAATATTAAAACAAGTAATTTCAGGAGATATTCAAATTAGACAAGAGGCCGATGATGCTGATATTAAGTTTTTCTCTGATGATGGTTCTGGTGGAGTAACTGAATACTTTAAGTTAGATGGCTCTGCTGTATTTACTAGATTTAGTAAAAATGCTAGATTTTCTGACAATGTAAGAGCTGAGTTTGGTGATTCAGGAGATTTAGATATTTATCACGATGCAACAGATTCTTTTATTGAAAACAATACAGGTAATTTAAATATTGTAAATTATAATGATGATAAAGACATAGTCTTTAAGTCTGATAATGGTTCTGGAGGAATAGCTACATATATGAAGATTGATGGCGGATCTGAAAATGTACAGTTTGCAAAATCTGTTTTTTTATATGATAATGTATTTTTAAACATAGGCGGTAGTTTTGATTTAAGATTATATCACGATGGTAATTCAAATATAAAAGCACAAGGTTCTGGTAATTTAATAATTGCTCAAACAGTAGATGATGCTGATATTTCTTTTAAATGTGATGATGGTTCTGGCGGTATAACAGAATACTTTAGAGTAGATGGTGGAACTGAAAGAATAGAAAGTTCTAAATCATTTAGATTTGCAGATGGCGCAAGAGCTCAGTTTGGGGCTTCTAGCGATATGCAAATATATCACGATGGTACTGATAGCACAATAACTAATGCAGCAGGTGATTTAATTATAAGTAATGATGCTAATGATGGTGATATTAAATTTGTAAGTGATGATGGATCCGGCGGAACAGCTACATACATGTTCCTTGATGGAGGTAATACTAGAGTACAATTTAATAAAGATGCAAGATTTGTTGATAGTGCAAAAGTTATGCTTGGTACTAGTGATGATTTAAAAATATATCATAATTCAGTTGATTCATATATAGAAAATTTTACCGGTGAATTAAGAATAATGAGTGATGATTGGGCATTAAGAAGTTTGACGCATCAAATAATAGGTTATGATACAAGTGATGATTATGTAAAATTTAGTAAAGACGCGCGATGGACTGATAATGAAAAAGCACAATTTGGTGATAGCGCTGATTTGTCAATATATCATGACGGAAGTAATAGTTATATAGACGAAACTGGAACTGGTAATTTATATATTAGGTCTGGTAATTTTTATTTACAAACTGATACTAATGAAAACGCTGTTGTAGGTTTATCAAGTTCAGAAGTACAACTTTTCCATAATGGTAATGAAAAATTTGCTACTAAAAGTGGTGGAGTACAAGTTACAGGAACTATAACAGCATCAGGGAATATACTAGATAGAAGTATACCTTGTATTATAAATACTGGTTGGGGAGATGATAGCTCAACTACTTCTAATATATTGGTTCCTTTAGGAAATACTGTAGATGATGTTAGTGCAGGAGCAAAGGATGGCGAGCACACATTTGTTGCGCCTTATGCAGGTAGAGTTGTAAGAATAATAATGAAAAATACTAATGGCTCTTTAAGTACTGGCTTCACAACAGAATTAAAATACTATAAAAACGGTGTTAGCACAGCAACAAGTGGAGAATTATCTGCATCTAGCTCAACTATAAATTGGTTTCCAAGCTCAAATAATACTTTTGCCGCTGGTGATGAAATTAATATAATGTATCAAAAAAGTGCTGGAGGCAAATATTGGAGAGAAGTTTCAATGACAATAGTAATAGAATTAACAGATTACGATATATAAGATATGGGATATTGGGAAAATTTAAACACGGATAATTTAAATATTAAAACAAACGGTAAAATTAGATACGTAAACGGAGGCTTGCAATTAGTTCCATGGATGGAAACTACAGATGATCCTATATATGTAGGTTGCATTCATGATTTATTAAAAATGGATTGGGCACATTATAAATTATATTTAGTTGGTGGCCTTTTACAAGGATGGAAAACAACTGATATAGATATTTGTATAACAGGTGAAATTGATAATAATTTACCAATTTTAATGCAAGCCGCTGAAGAATTAGGGCCTTTTGAAATGTATTATGTTAAATCTTTAGATGATATAAAAGGTACGGGCAGTAGAGTGTGGGAATTTGCGAAGCATAAAGACAGAACACACCCTTCAGCAGCAAGAAGACACGGGCAATGGAAACAAGATGGTATGTTTTGGATGTGTGAAAAATTTGATCCTAAAGGTAGAACTTACGATAAAGAGCCTCTAGCATTAAATTAATAAAAGTAAAAATTACGTAAAATACGTAATGATATAAACATAGTAATAACAATTAAAATTAAATTTTATGACAAAGAAAACAGATGATTTAAAAATCACGGATGAAGAATTAAAAATAATTCAAGAACAAGTACAAAAAATTAATAACTTGCAAATGCAAGTTGGTGGCTTAGAAGTGCAAAAAACTGCCGCTCTAGGTATGATTAATCAAGTACAAGCAGAGCTGGCTAAGACTCAAGAAATGTTAGAGGAAAAATACGGTAAAGTTTCGGTTAATTTAACTGACGGCACCCTAAGAGAAATTGAAGAAAATGAGCCTGATAAGAAAGATTAGTATTGGAAGAGATTATAAAAATGATGCAATGCATTATGCTGTTGGTCAAGAGGTATATGGCGGACACACTATATGCGATATAGTTGAAAAAGAAAACAAATTTTCTATATTTATAAAAAAAGGAAACGATGTTTTGCCTTGGAAAGACTTTAATAAAAACATGGCAGTATCTGTTGAATATAATTTAGAATATTAATGCAAAGTATATTTGACTTTATAATTAAACCAAAAAATAAAAGATACGACAATATAAAACAAATCGGTGATAAAGAGCTGATATTAAATTCAGAAATATCTGATCACCGATATGTAAGTCGTGTTGGAATTGTATTAAGCATACCTAAATCTGAAAATACTGATATAAAAGTTGGGGATGAAGTTATAGTACATCATAATGTTTTTCGTAGATGGTATAACGTTAGGGGTATAGAGCAAAATAGCAGAAGTTATTGGGAAGATAATAAATATTTTGTAAAATCAGACCAAATATTTTTATATAAAAGAAATAATAAATGGTTTGTCCCTAAAGGGTATTGCTTCATCAAACCAATTAAATCAAATAATATATTATTAGAAAAAGAAATTCCATATAGAGGGATTATTAAATATGTTGATAAACAACTTAAAGATATTAAAAAGGAAGATTTAGTTGGGTTTACGCCAAGTAGTGAATATGAATTCATTATTGATGGCGAAAGATTATATAGAGTATTAACTAATTCAATATCTATTAAGTATGAACGTCAAGGAAACGAAAAAGAATATAATCCAAGCTGGACATAAAGCTGTTAAAGAATTAATAAAAGTTGCTAAAGAGCCAATAGTAGAAACAGAAGATGACATTTCTGCTGATAGATTAAAAAATGCAGCTGCAACAAAAAAACTTGCAATATTTGATGCTTTTGAAATACTTAATCGTATTGAAGAGGAAAAGGCATTATTAGATAATAAACCTTTAGAAAATACACAAGTAGCTTTTAAAGGGTTTGCAGAAAGAAGATCTAAGTAATGTATAAACAATCATTATATAGCGTTATAGAGCCTATTAGAATTAATACTATTAAAAGGCTTAATAAAAGTAAAAAATGGAAATACGGCTATAATAAAGAGCATGACGTTATTGTTATAAGCAAAACGGGAATGATAGGTGAAATATATGAAATACAAAACCTAAAAATAGCTTTACCAAAACAGCCTAAACAAGTATTTAAAGGTAATGATAAATGGGAGGCTCAAGAGTACCCAAAAGAATTACAAAAAGTAAAAACAATATTTGACTGGAGAGAGCTACCAGCAGATTTTAAAAATAAATGGCATGCATATATTGATAATGAATTCACTAAAAGAGATGAAGGTTTTTGGTTTTATAACAAAGGCACTCCTACTTACATTAGTGGTACTCATTACATGTACTTGCAGTGGACTAAGATTGACGTCGGGAAGCCAGAGTTTAGAGAAGCAAATAGATTATTCTTTATTTTCTGGGAAGCTTGTAAGGCAGATACACGATCCTATGGGATGTGTTACCTTAAGAACAGGCGATCTGGTTTTTCTTTCATGGCAAGCGGAGAGGTGGTTAACTTGGCAACCATATCTTCCGACTCTAGATATGGTATATTATCTAAGTCCGGTGCCGATGCTAAGAAGATGTTCACCGATAAGGTGGTACCCATATCTGTCAATTACCCATTCTTTTTCAAACCCATCCAGGACGGAATGGATCGTCCCAAAACCGAACTTGCCTACCGTGTCCCAGCCAGTAAGTTTACCAGAAGAAAGCTTACCACCAACGAAGCCATTGAGGATATACAGGGACTTGACACCACCATCGACTGGAAGAACACAGGTGATAACTCCTACGATGGGGAGAAGCTTGCCCTCCTCGTACATGATGAAGCCGGCAAATGGGAACGCCCCGAGAACATCCTCAACAACTGGCGTGTTACGAAAACCACCTTACGACTAGGTAGTAGAGTAATAGGCAAATGTATGATGGGTTCAACTAGTAACTCAGCAGACAAAGGAGGGGAAAACTTTAAAAAATTATACCATGATTCAGATGTTACCAAAAGAAACCGCAATGGACAGACTCGCTCAGGATTATATAGTTTGTTCATTCCTATGGAATGGAATTACGAAGGATTCATTGATTCTTATGGATTACCTGTATTCGACACCCCAGATGCAATCGTTAAAGACCCCTATGGTGATGAGATTACAACAGGAGTTATCGAACATTGGGAAAACGAAGTTGAAGGGTTAAAGCAAGATCAAGACGCTTTAAACGAATTTTATAGACAGTTTCCAAGAACGGAAGAACACGCGTTTAGAGACGAAACAAAAAATAGTATATTTAATTTAGCAAAAATTTACGAACAAATTGATTACAATGATGAAGTTGCAAATCTGTCACAGATTACCGTTGGCAGCTTTACGTGGCAAAATGGAATTAAAGACACAAAAGTCCAGTTTACGCCAAATCCTAACGGAAGGTTTAAAATCAGCTGGGTTCCGAATGTAGAACAACAAAATAATATTATAATTAAAAATGGTATTAAATACCCTGGCAATGAACATATGGGGGCTTTTGGCTGTGATAGTTATGATATATCAGGAACAACAGATGGACAAGGATCAAAAGGGGCGCTACATGGTTTGACTAAATTTAGCATGGAAAATGCTCCTGCAAATCATTTCTTTTTAGAATATATTGCTCGCCCACAAACTGCTGAAATGTTTTTTGAAGATGTGTTAATGGCATTAGTATTTTATGGCATGCCATTATTAGCAGAAAATAATAAACCTAGATTATTATATTATTTAAAAAGAAGAGGCTATAGAGGATATTCAATGAATAGACCTGATAAAGCTAGAAATAAATTATCAATTACAGAAAAAGAAATAGGTGGTATACCTAACTCAAGCGAAGACATAAGACAAGCTCACGCTGCTGCAATTGAAACATATATCAACGATTACGTTGGTATTATTAATGAAGGGCAATATGGTACATTGTATTTTAATACAACATTAAATGATTGGGCTAAGTTTGATATAAATAAAAGAACAAAATTTGATGCCGCTATTAGTTCTGGGCTTGCTATTATGGCATGCAATAAGAATAAATACAAACCAAATGCTACAAGAGTTAAACCAAAACTTAATATTAATTTTTCAAAATACGAAAATAAAGGTACTATATCTAAAATAATTAAAAATTATGGCTGAATCAGTTATGCAAAATTACTTTCCAAGTCAAACGGCTAGCGATGACAAAAAGTTGTCTATGGAGTATGGCTTAGAAGTTGCTAAAGCTATAGAAAATGAATGGTTTAAAAGATCATCTGGTATAAACAGATATTTACATAATCAAAATAATTTTCATAAACTAAGGTTATACGCAAGAGGGGAACAAAGTATACAAAAATATAAAGATGAATTATCTATTAACGGTGATATGTCTTATCTTAATTTAGATTGGAAGCCAGTTCCTATTATACCTAAGTTTGTAGATATAGTAGTTAATGGTATTGCAGAAAGAACATATGATATAAAAGCATATTCGCAGGACCCTTATGGTGTTCAAAAAAGAACATCATATATGCAATCATTAATGGTTGATATGGAAACAATTCCTATTACTGAATTTATAAAAGAAAACTTTGGTATAGATTTATATAATACACCAAAAAATCAATTACCTGAAAATGATGAAGAGTTACAACTTCATATGCAACTTAATTATAAACAAGCAATTGAAATTGCAGAAGAACAGGCAATTACAACCGTTTTTAATCAAAATAATTATGAGCTGACTAAGAAAAGATTTTATTATGATTTAGCTGTAATTGGTATGGGGTGTGTTAAAAATGTTTTTTCACAATCGGAAGGAATTAAAATAGAATATGTAGACCCTGCTAATTTAATTTATTCGCATAGTGACTCTCCTTATTTTGATGATTTATATTATATAGGCGAAATGAAATCTGTTAATATAAATGATTTAAAGAAAGATTTTCCTAATTTAACTAATGAAGATATTGAAGAATTAACTAAAAACGGAAGCAATAGATATAATACTAATAGATATACTCAACAGTATGATAAAAAAGATAATAACTTTATAGAAGTTTTATATTTTAATTATAAATCATATATGAATGAAGTATATAAAGTAAAAGAAACTGCTAGCGGTGCAGAAAAAATTATTAAAAAATCAGATGCCTTTAATCCTCCAGCAGTTAAAGGTTTAAAATTTGAAAGAATTGCAAGAAATATAGAAGTTCTTTATGAAGGTGTATATATACCTGGAGCTAAAAAACTTTTAAAATGGAATCTTTGTGAAAATATGTTGCGCGAAAAAAGTGATGCTAATAAAGTTAAGTTAAATTATTCATTAGTTGCACCTAGACTATATAATGGTAAAGTTGAATCATTAGTAAGTAGAATAACTGGATTTGCTGATATGATACAGTTAACGCATTTAAAAATTCAACAAATACTAGCAAGAATGGTCCCTGACGGCGTTTATGTTGATGCAGATGGTTTAGCGGAAGTTGATTTAGGTAATGGAACAAATTATAATCCACAAGAGGCTTTAAACATGTTCTTCCAAACTGGTAGCATTATTGGTAGATCTTTTACTTCTGATGGGGACATGAATCCTGGTAAAGTGCCAATACAGGAAATAAGTAATTCAGCAGGTACTAATAAATTAGCAGCATTAATAAGTACATATAACTATTATATGCAAATGATTAGAGATGCTACAGGTTTAAATGAGGCAAGAGACGCAAGCACCCCGGATAGACATGCTTTAGTTGGTATTCAAAAATTAGCGGCTGCAAATAGCAATACAGCTACAAGACACATATTACAAAGTGGTTTGTTTTTAACAGCTGAAACTGCAGAAAAAGTAGCATTAAGAATATCTGATGTATTAGAATATTCGCCAACTGCAAATGCTTTTATACAAAGCATAGGTGCACATAATGTTGCAACATTAGCAGAATTAAAAGAATTACATTTACATGACTTTGGAATATTTATTGAACTAGAACCGGATGAAGAAGAAAAGCAAACATTAGAAAATAATATTCAAGTAGCAATAGGCCAAAATAATATTGAATTAGAAGATGCTATTGATATAAGAACAATTAAAAATGTTAAGCTTGCTAATCAATTATTAAAGTTAAGAAGAAAAAGAAAATTACAAAGAGACCAAAAAGTAGCTCAACAAAATATACAGGTGCAAGCACAGGCAAATGCGCAGGCACAACAAGTTGCAGCCCAAGCTGAAGTTCAAAAACAACAAGCATTAACTCAAAGTAAAATTCAATTAGAAAATGCTAAAAACCAAATGGAAATGAATAAATTAATGGCAGAAGCTAATTTGAAAAAAGAATTAATGAGATTAGAATTTGAAATGAACATGCAGCTACAGGGTGTGAAGGCAAATAAAGAATCTAAAAAAATTAAAGAAAAAGAAGATCGTAAAGATGAGAGAACTAAAATACAGGCTTCTCAACAAAGCGAACTTATTAACCAACGTAAAAATAATTTACCTCCTAAAAAATTTGAATCTGGTGGTAATGACATTTTAGGCGGTGGTTTTGGCTTAGGAACATTTGATCCTAAGTAATATATAAATTGTATAATCATATAATATTTTATTATGGCAGAAAAAATTAAAGTAAAAGCCGTAAAGACTGAAGAAAAGTCTTTACAAGAAAAAGAACAAGAAGTACAAAAAAACGCCGGGTTTGATGAAGAGTCTGGTATGTACAAAGTAGATTTATCACAACCTCCAAAACAAGAAGAAGATGCCGTTCAAGAACAAGAAACAGAAGATAGCGTGTCTAGCGGAAGCAGCGAGAATGAAGAAGTTGGGCAGGAAGCCGAAGTGGGATTGCAAGAAATACGAGAAGAAGAAGAAGAAGTAGTAGCTGAAGAAACAGAAGAAGAAGAAGCGGTATTAGAAGAAATTACAGATGAAGAAGATACAACTGACAATACAGGAGTGGAAGGAAGCAATGAAGTTGCCGACACCACACCGCAACAAGAAGAAGTATTACCGGAAGTTGAAGCACAAGAATCAATAGATTATCCAGAAAATATTCAAGACTTAGTAAAGTTTATGAATGAAACTGGGGGTACATTAGAAGATTATGTTGCACTAAATAAAGATTACGAGAAATTTGAACAAATGGATTTATTGCATGAGTATTATACTCAGACAAAACCCCATTTGTCAGTAGATGAAATTGCGTTTTTAATTGATGATAAATTTTCATATGACGAAGAAGTTGATGACGCAAAAGATATTAAAAGAAAAAAATTAGCATTTAAAGAAGAAGTTGCAGAAGCAAAATATCATCTTGAAAATAAAAAAGCTAATTATTATAAAGAAATTAAAGCTGGTAACAGATTAACTCCTGAAGCTAAAAAAGCATTGGACTTTTTTAATAGATATAATACGGAGACTGAACAGCAACAAAAAATAACACAATCTCAAAGAGATGTGTTTAACAATAAAACCAATTCGCTTTTTAACGATAAGTTCAAAGGTTTTGAATATAATGTCGGAGATAAGAGATTTAGGTTTAATGTGAAAAATGTAGATAAGGTTAGAGAGACCCAAAGCGACATCAATAACTTTACTAAGAGGTTCTTAGATAAAGAAAATAAGATGGCTGATGCTCCTGGTTATCATAAAGCTTTATTTACCGCGATGAATTCTGACGCTATAGCTCAACATTTTTATGAGCAGGGCAAAGCAGATGCTATTAAAGAATCTGTTAAGTCTGCAAAAAATATCAACATGGACCCACGATCAGGGCATCAAGAGGTAGAAGTTGGTGGAATAAAAGCAAGAGTCTTAGGCGAAAATTCATCTGGAATTAAACTAAAATTAAAAAACTATTAAAAACTTTTGAAAAATGGCAAATGACAATTCTTTTGCTGGCCCATTGGCCGGCAGTATAGTTACGCCTGCAGCTCAAAAAATGACGCTACAGAGTAATTATTTAAATTTTCATGGTTCAGGTGGAGCAAACTGGTCACAGCAATATTTACCTGAATTATATGCTCAAGAAGTTGAAAGATATGGG